GTTGCATCATCGGTGACCGTATTGTTGACGCTGGCAGACACATCAGGAACAAGGACCACCGTGTTGGCAGGTGTCTGAGGCAGATCGGGCATGTCAAGGTCAAGGATTTCAGATAAATTTGCCATAATAAAATCTCCTACACTAAGGTATTGGGAAACTCAGTAATGAAAGTCGTGTATCCATAATCTGTAAATTGATTTGCGGTGATCGGCTTCTGGTAAATACGAATTTCCACTTCTTTCTGATTGGCAACTGCGGTGCTCAACACAGTCCAATTGGCTGCGGATTCCAGACCCCATACTTCATCGTTCGCACGAAGGACGCCGGTCATAGCGGAAAGATAGAGCGTGTTGGTGTTGTTGGCTTGACTCCAAGTGAGCACTTTGCCTGTGATGCCACGAGCAGGCGAGCGCACAGGTTCATTCTCTCTAAAGGCAATCGACCCACCATTCACGATAACTTTTTGTATCACTTTGTTATTGATATCGTCATAGATGTTGACATAGACACCCCCAGTGACCACGGCATTGGCATTCGCAATATTGGCAGAGACACCCACAATAATGGCACTGTTGCTGGTTGGTCCAAAAATCCATCCCTTGAGGGTGAATTCAAAATCCCATGTAATCAATCGTGTGCCATCAGCAAAGGCACCTTCATAGTCGATCTTCTCAGTGACACTCTTGAGAATGATGGGGATATCTTTGACGATATCCAATTCCTGAGAGACCGTAGCCGAAATCGTGTAGTCAGGCAGAAAGAACGGGAGAATCTGTTCTACGATCTGCAATCCATCTTCGATGTTTCGTACATAACAAGTCAGGGAGAAATCAAACTCATAGGGAATACCCACGTACCCCGACTGTGGGTGTGAGGCGTCTAGAGGATTTGTGACACGGTGCCGAATGGTAGACTGCTGCTTGCGCGACTGATCGTAGCGAAACCCCATCATCTCAAAGGACATGCGCGGCAATGTGGTCGCAATCGACTTGGTAAGCGTCGGGTCGCTATAGAGTCGCGTGACAAACTTCTCTTTGGGTGCGTAGGAAATCGGACACTTCTGTCGTTCCTTCTGGGCACGATCTGCCGTTTCGCGTACAATGAAGATGTCATTGAAGAGTGAACCAAAAAGGGACACATACTTTCGGATAGTCTGGTGGTAGAACGGGTTATGTCCAAGCATTATGGATTTCCAAACGGATTGGTTTCATCGAAATCTAACAGCGCATTCGATTCTGTTTCGATGATCTTGTTATCTACCTGATCTTCATATTGTGTGTCCAGAGGAGTATTCGTATCCAGGCTCGCCATGATCCAGGTGGCACCAGAATTCGCACCCGTGACATTGGCGGTATTCGAGAACAATCCGTTGACCAAGGCAATACTCAACGTGCTGTTACCAGAATCCCACGTATGCGCGGTTCCAAAGGCATTCGCAAAGGCAAGATTGGCCCCTTGGTAGACCAATTCGTTGTTTGCCACATCGAAGGTACCGGTACCTCCCGCGGTCAAGACCAAATTGGTGAGTTGATAGGATTCGAATATCTGATCGTCCACTTCGTCGGTTCCTGTCTGAATGATTTCGTTGGAGAAGACAAATTGCTTCATGCGTAACGCATAGACATACACATTACCGCCACGTCCACGACCCAAGGTGTAGAACATCGCCTGGTTGTTTTCGTGTTCGACAAAGGTGATTTCCATGAAATTCTGTACGAGAGGAACATAGATCAAATCCCCCTCGCGCGGCCGCACCAACTCTGGTATGGTAAACTGGAAACGCCGGCGGCTCACCAACATCGTCATTTCATCGCGGATTTCGAGTCCAAACTTACTAATGAGATCGCCTTCCCCTTCCATCCCGCTCACGTTCTCAAGATACATTTCAATGAGGTAGGCACGATCAAACGTCTTGAGTTGTTCTTCGCCCATCAAACGATCAATCTGGTCACGCGATTCGCGCGGCAGATAATAGACATCCATGCCATGAATTTTATTGGCTTCGATCACCAAGTCTTCGACCAAGAGTTGTTCGCTTGTGATCTGTTCTGGAAAAAAATTGAAAAACTGATTTGTAGGCATCGATGTTCCTTATGAGAACGAACTCCCGCAGCCGCAGGTCGTTTTGGCTTGAGGATTTTGAATTTTGAAACCTGCGCCCTGCAAGGAATCGCTGTAGTCCACAGTCGATCCTGTAATCAATGGCATACTTTGAGGATCAACGATTACTTTGACCCCATTTTGTTCAACAATGGTATCATCTTCTTCGATTTTTTCTTCTAACAGCATTCCATATTGATAACCACTGCATCCCCCACCCTTTACGTAGACACGAAGACCTTGGACGCCAACTTGAGCATCATGATCCTCACCCATCAATTCCTTGATCTTGGCGGCCGCCGCATCAGTAATGGTCAACATAATAAACCTCCTAGTGCAACAAGAGATAGGTACCGATCACATCCTTACGTGTCGCGCTATCATCGCCATGCCCTGACCAGACGAGCACATTCCAGTGAGGAGCCGTGCCGAGAGGTTTCTTCATCATTTCATCATAGGTGATAATGGTATTGACATCAGCAATCGCATACTTGTGTGCCATACGGTGCCTGAATTCATCCAGGGCCGCGGCATCTCGAAACTGCATCCGACCTTGTGAATCCTTGATAAGCGTATTGCCTTTGCGAGCAATCAAATCAAAGAACAACTCTTTCGGGACTACGCGGCTGTGCTTGGTTTTGGCAAAGTCCACGAGCTTTTCCTGAGAAGGCTGGGCCCCGCCTGAGAAGTTGAAGAGGAAGTTGGCTGGCTTGTTGGACGCTTGAGCGACTGCGGCAATCTTCGTATACGCATAGAATTCAATCGTCGGGAATCGGCGCGCCACATCAAACGCGACTTCCATGTATTCAGGGCTGAAGAAGTCTCCTGCATCGTGCCAACGTAGGACAACCTTTGTTCCCTTCTTGGCATACTTGCGCTCGGCATCAGCCAACTCAGCACTGAGCATATGCTTGAATCCATCAGGATCATTGAGTAAAAAATTCAAGACGCGAGTGGTGCCAAGGCTAGCAGCAGGGTATTGAATGTATCCACCCTTCATGGCATAACAGAACGTCTTGCAGACACCTGCACCTGGGCAGGTATCCACAATGACAAAATCACCGGTCTTTTCATCGACGGCCAATCCCTTGAGTGCAGGCAGTCCTACGTTGAAGAAAATACTACTCGTGCCATCGGAATGTTGCATCTTCTCATTCTGCTTTGTGATACGCTTTGGTCGCTGTGTCACCAAGGCTCGCAATTTGTCCAGGTCATACTCTTGACCATGTTCGCCCTTGATTTCGATATTGCTGCCATGAATATACGGCTTGGCATACTTCTCTAGTTTGCCCTTGCTGCCTTCTTTCGTGCGCTTCAGATAGTCCTGTAATTCAGGATGAGGAAACGCATGGGTCGTGGCACCCAGCGGGTTCCACATTTCCTCAAGGGAATTGGTTTTGAGGAAGGTGTCAAGACTGATGATCGACAAGTTGTTTTTCTTCTTGCCGGGAATGCCTTCTGAAATAAAATGTCGGAATTGTCTGAGTGCCATTGGTTACCCCACAAGGAAATCGGATTGGAGAGTGTTTTGAGATAAGAAATCTGCCTTCATGGCCTTGAGTTCCGCTTCGGCTTCATCATAGATAGTCTGCCCATTCAGGGTGACACCACCAGGCATCTGGATACCTGAGAATTTCTTCATGTTGTTGCCCCACTGACGCTTTATCAATACTGTTGCTAAATCCTTCAGGACACGGTCGCCCCAGACATCCGCGTTTCCAGGCACATACGCGGTCGCTGATGTTTCTGTGGTTGAGAAGGTTGTAGAGACATTCATTAGTAAGCTAGAATCCACCGAAGTGACGGTGGTAGTAATCGATCCGTTCGCCGTGAGAATGACGATTTCTTCACCCTTGCTTACGACCCGATCAAAAGTCGTACCCGTTCCAACTACCTGAGTGGTGTTGGCGGTGACGTTCATGGTGCCTTCAAAATTGATAACATCAGGATTGATCTTCCCGTAGCATTCGAGAATGATGTAGGTGCCTGGTGCCACGTCTTGATTCCAGTCTGTATCAAGAAAGAGTCGATTTTTGTGTCGGTGGAATCGCATTTGCGGGGTACCTGAAAATAGGAGACTCATGGTTCGCAAGTGCTGCATGGTGATTTCGTAGCTGACATAGGAAACGCTGGTGAAATCATAGAGATCATGCAATCGAAGCTGGTAGCGAAGGTCAAACATGTTGACCGAGGACGAGGCCCCATTATAGTCCATAACCCCAGTCACCCCGATGATCTTTTCAGGGATCAGGATATAGCGACGAGCATGATCCTCTTCGGTCATTAAGTGCTTAAGATATAGCTTATCCGTTCCGTCATAGTGGTAGTCATACCAGAATTCCAGGGCTTCATCCACGCGATCATCGCATTGGTCATCATCGACATTGATTTCAATGACGGGGTGCCCCAGTCGGCGCTTACAGTAATCGATGAATTGCTGACGAGTAATGGGATCAGACATGATGCTCTCCTATAACGTCTATTTATGTGCTACCAACACGTAATAATAACAATGCCGTTGCCGCCCTGGCCGCCGCGGCCTCCTGTAGTGCCACCACCGCCACCGCCGCCTCCTGAACCTGGTGCCCCATTTCCCCCATTACCCCCCACTCCCGCGTTTGAGGACGAGCCACCCAACCCAGCATAACTCCAAAATGGGTTCCAACGCAATACACTACTGCTACCATCATTTGCTCCGGCGGCCGCTCCAACAGGACGCTGATCTGAAATAATGGTGCTGCCTGCGCCTGCGGTAATGACTCCACCCGCGAAATCTGCTGCGGTGGTTCCTGCGCCCCCCGTACCACCCATCGTGCAGATACCTGTAGTCGCAAAGGAAATCGGAGGTCCAATCGCTCCTGCGACCGCGCCGCCGGCCGCACCTGCCTGCCCGGCGATAAATGTTCCTCCCACTCCCAATGCAATACCCAACGGCATCAAGGCCGCTGTCATAATTGTTCCCGCTGTTCCTGCGGCTCCCACTGCGGCCCCTGTTCCTGTGCCTCCCCCGACCGCCGCCGCCGCCCCCGATCCTGCAAGGATATTCATAATGCCGGTATCAGGATACACAGAGACAAACGATAACACGCCGGAACCTGCGGTTCCTCCCCCTGATCCTACGCCCGCTCCGCCCATACCCACTTGCACATATAAGGTATCAGGGAGGAACGCAAGAGGAATGAGTATTTTGGTGACACCAGAACTTCCTCCGCCACCACCGCCACCTCTGGCGGCCGCGGCTGCCGCGGTAAATCCCCCTCCACCTCCTCCACCGCCGCCAATACAGTGGATGTAGCACATGGTCTTTCCTCTAGGTTTCTGCCATGTGTGCCATTGGGTGTTGGTGACTGTAGAAGGAATAGTGAATATTTGGACTTCTCCGTCCCCTGTATTAGTGGGGAGAAAAAATGTATCGAGCATGTTAGTAGCGTCCTCCAATAGCTGTGCAACGCCAGCCAGCGGCCACGGTGGTTCCTACTCCTACCCAGATTCTAAAACCTGGATTGATGGCAAAATTCATGGGATAATCAATTTCAACCGTCGCGGCCGCGTTGTTCAGTGTGGTGGCTGGGAGTGATTGTTCACCATAAAATACATTGTTCACCGCAACGGTTTGCACACCCCCGTTATTGATGTAAATGCGAGCGACGGTAGCAATATTCGTGCCGATGGCTTTGAATCGAATTCTCTGAATAAATCCCCCGTTGTTTTCGTCGGCGCGAAAGACTTCTTGGTGGTTGGCGCTGACGCCTGTGAAATCAGCGGTTGCCGTAAGGACAATTGGTGCAAAGGCTGCGGCACCAAACGCGCCTGAGTTACTTGACACTTCAGCCTGACGTGTGAAAATCGGTGCGGTGCTTGGGGTATTAGCTAATCCCATGATAAGTCTCCTTGGTTAGTGATAACTATTTAGTTACGGCATTGTGTAGCCGCGGCTCGCGGCTAGACCTAATCCTAGACTGATACCACTACCACCTCCGCCAGAGGCCGTGAAGGTGATGGTATCGGTACCTGCGACTGTGGTAATGGTCATATTTGTTCCCGCAACCAGCGTAAGGGTATCTGTGTTTGAATCCGCCACCACATTTGATTGACCGGCGACCGCAATGGTCACGAATCCTGTTTGCACGGCCCCGTTGGCTTTTGTGAATGCGCCGTTGGCAGTCTCTCTCGCATCATCAATGGTAGCGTAGACCCCCATTTTCTTTGAGGTCATAATTACGCCGTTGGGACCACCATCACTATTGACCGCCGCAAAAATTCCTAACGCTGGTGACCAGGCAATACCCTCCCATGCGTGTGAAGAAATGACTTTATTAGTCCAGTTGATGCCATCAGGACTGGTTTGCACGCCTCCCACACCATCGTTAAAGGTCGCCGCGAAGAGTTTTAATTCCGATGACCAGGCCATACCCGTGTACACATTAGCAGCAACAGTTCCAGCGGTCCAAATAACCCCGTCGGTGCTATACATGGAAGTCGTGCCGCCACCGGTCAGCGCAGTGAAGATTCCAAGTTCTGGTGACCATCCAATCGTGGTCCATGAGGACACAGGAGTCGTTCTGTTGGTCCACACAATACCATCAGGACTGGTCGCCACCCCTTGAGTAGTGGTATCACCATTGACGGCAGCAAAAAGTCGTAGTTCCGATGACCAGGCAATACCACTCCATACGTTAGCGGGGGTTGTTCTTGAAGTCCAGGTGATCCCATTCACACTGGTCGCCACCCCCTGAGTAGTACCACCACCATCACTATTGACCGCAGCAAAGAGGCCTAGTTCTGGTGACCATGCGATGGCCGACCAGGAGTTGGCGGGGGTTGTCCTTGTGTTCCACACAATACCATTGGAGCTAGTCATGATACCAATGGTCGTACCGACTGTGCTGACTGCTGCAAAGAGGCCTAGTTCGGGTGACCACGCAAGGTCTTTCCAATCATCAACAGGAGCGGTTCTAGTAGTCCAGGTGATGCCATCAGGACTGGTCATAACTGGCGTGGCACCGCCATCATTATTCACTGCAACAAAAATCGCTAATTCTGGCGACCACACAACTGATTGCCATAAATTAGAAGAAACGGCCCTACTGGTCCAGGTATTCGTTGCAATCACCGCGCTTTCCATCGATACTTGTAAATCACTGGTGGTATTGATGGTTAGGGTGTCACTGTTGGCATTTGTCCTAAGAATCACTCCTCTTCCACCTACAAGGGTAATGATATCCGTATTTGAATCGGCCACCACATCTCGATAGGCCCCTACATTGTATCGGGCAACATTGAATGTCACAAATCCTGTTTGTACCGCACCGTTAGCTTTCGTGAAGGCGCCGTTCGCGGTGTCACGAGCGAATTGATCGGTCGCACTTCCCCCAGTGGCGACAATTTCAATCGATCCCTTGAGGTTGTTGATATTGATTCCGGTTCCTGCGGTGAGAGTCGCAAGATCGAATCCTCCACTCACGGTGTTTCCAATGAGCGTTTGTCCGTTCGCAGTTGAACCTGTGAATCCTGTACCACCACGACCTTGTACTAATGTGCCTGACGTGATCGCAGCCGCAGAAATTGCGACAGCGGTATTGACTGCGGCAGTGATATGTCCGTTCGCATCAATGGCCAGCACTGGAATAATGGCACCGGAACCATAGGAATCTACTGCCACGACTCCTGATCGTGCATGGGAGTAGACAATCGTGCCTTTGCCCACCGTGACAATAATAGGCGCCGATTGGGCAGGAGTATACACATCGAAGGAACTTGACACCGTATTCCCGACGAGGAGTTGCCCGTTGGTGGTAGCCGGTGGCAAACTCGAAGCGGTCGCCGTGGTGGCTACGGTGATGTGACCATTATCATCTACCGTGATAACAGGAATCAATGAAGCACTGCCGTACGTGGCCGCAGTCACCCCCGAACGAGCATGGGACAGTCTGATGCTGCCCTTATCAGTGGACACAATGACTGGGGCGGTTTGTGTAATGCCTGCCAGATCGAAACCTGAGTTGACTGTGTTACCAATGAGGATTTGTCCGTTGACCAGACCAGTAGCATCTTTGCCTGTTCCCCCACGGGCCACAGTCAAGATACCTGTCGTAATCGCAGAAGCAGGCAATTGGTCAATCGCTACGTTCGAGGCGGTGGTGATATGACCGAACTGATCGACTGTGTAGCCGATGACCCGGTTCGATCCACCGTAGGTAGCGGCGGCGACACCTGATGAGGCATGAGAAAGGGTAATCGTACCTTTTCCGTTGACCACAATCACCGGGGCGGTTTGTGCAATCGTGGTGACATCATATCCGACATTGATAGTGTTGCCGACAAGAATAGAGCCGTTGACAATGCCCGTGGCATCCTTACCCGTTCCCCCTCGTGCCACTGTTAAGATGCCTGTCGTGATGACTCCGGCATCCAACAAATCAATAGCGACATTGGTTGCGGTCGTAATATGACCAAACGTATCAACGGTGTATCCGATGACCCGGTTCGATCCACCATACGTAGCGGCGGCGACACCTGATGAGGCATGGGAGAGCGTCACTGTGCCTTTTCCGTTGGTGACGATGACTGGAGCGGTCTGAGCAATCAAGGCAACATCGAAGGTTCCCGATACTGTGTTCCCAATAAGCGTCTGCCCGTTGGCTGTGGAAGGAACAAACGACACCACGCCTGTTGTGTTATTATAGTAGACAGGATAGGTATTGCTTATATTGGCACGAACCTTCGCGGCTGTGAAATAGTAGGGTCCCGCTGCATTTTCACTGACATCGTTCGTATTAAGCACCACAGCCCCAGTGCGCCCAGCGACACTCACAACTCGTTCACTTTCACCCAAGATGGTTGTAGAGATGTAGGAGGCTCGATCAGTACCCTGTGAGAAGATGTCGATATTGCAAGTTGCCGGTCCACTAACTCGCGCAGCATAAAGTTTGAGGAGCAGTCGATCTGTAAGTTCTAATGGTGCACCAGTCCCAATAGTGACATTCCAGGTGAGTAAGTCACCTACGAACCCCTGCCAAAAGTCAGGAGAGTCGGCTGTGCGTAGTAAAGTTTCCAGACCATTCGCGGCGTACTTATATGTTTCAACTCGCAGGCGACCCACTTGATTATCTGCACCAGTCGTGGCATGAACATGACGCCCATAGGTACCTGGGGGCAACTGTGTCACGCCAGGCTGTCCACTCGCGGTAATAAACGAGGAGAGAAGGGTATAGGATAGTGTACCTGTTGCAGCATGAGTAATGGTATTTTCTGAGAGTGCCGAAGGTACCGTAAGTGCCTTATGGTAGACACCCACATCTGACAGGGTTCCATTTTCCAGATAATACACTACACCCGTCAACGCGGCAATGGTAATATCACCGTTTCCCCTGATGATTGAGATGCCACTTCCTTGCGTCAAGTTTGATCGATCTAATCCACCCGACATCGTGTTTCCGATGAGCAAGTCACCATTGCTATACGATGTGTAACCAGTTCCCCCATTTGCCACTGGCACTGTGTTGAGCGAAATGATGCCGGTGATATTATCATAGAGAATTGGTTGTGCATTGGAAATATTGGCACGAATTTGTGCGGCGGTGTAAATCGCCGTGTTAGCATTGGAGTACGCCGCATTGGCTCTGGCGAAGGCTGCATTGGCTTGTTGGGACGCAAAGGCATCGGCGGCTGCTAACGTGATCGAGCCTTTATCATTTGTGATCGTAACACCGGTACCCTGCGTCAATGTCGCTAAATCAAATCCTGTGTTGACGGTGTTGCCGATTAAAAGTTGACCATTCGCAAGACCAGTTGCATCTTTTCCAGTACCGCCTCGTGCAACAGAGAGAATACCTGTCGTGATAACCCCGGCATCCAAAAGATCGATGGATACGTTTGTGGCTGTAGTGATGTGTCCAAACTGATCGACGGTGTAGCCAATGACTCGGTTCGATCCGCCATAGGTCGCCGCGGCTACTCCTGAAGACGCATGGGAGAGTGTGACCGTACCTTTTCCATTCACCACAATCACTGGGGCCGTCTGGGCAATCACGGAGACATCAAATGTTCCTGAGACCGTATTGCCGATAAGTGTCTGTCCGTTCGCAGTTGCAGGAACAAAGGACACCACACCCGTGGTCGCATTGTAGTAGACAGGGTACGTATTGCTGATGTTCGCCCGTATTTGCGCCGCGGTGTAAATCGCCGAGTTCGCTTTATCAAAGGCGGCTTGCCCCGTGACATTCGCGGTGTTGGCTTGATTGAAGGCGGCATCTGCTGTGGTGTTTGCAGTATTCGCTTTATCGAAGGCGCCATTGGAGTGGTCTCTTGCATATTGATCGACAGCACTTCCCCCTGTGGCGGCAATCGTAATGGAACCTTTATCGTTTGTGATAAGAATACCAGTACCCTGGGTCAGTGCATTGACATCAAAACCACCGGACACTGTATTCCCGATGAGGAGTGATCCGTTGACGGTGATGGCAGTTTGCCCTGTTCCCCCTCTTGCAACTGCGAGTGTTCCTGATGTGATTTGTGCTGCGGAAATAGCTACAGTCGTATTGACCGCGCCCGTGATATGTCCAAAGGCATCGACAGTGATCGAAGGTATAATTGAAGCGTTGCCATAGACTGCCGCAGCGACACCACTAGACGCATGACTGAGCGTGATCGTACCTTTTCCATTCACCACAATCACTGGGGCCGTCTGGGCAATCACGGAGACATCAAATGTTCCTGAGACCGTATTACCAATCAGGGTTTGCCCATTGGCACTGGCCGCCACAAACGACACGATGCCCGTAGAAGGGTCATAGTTGACCGGAGCCGTGTTAGAAATGTTCGCACGTATCTGCGCCGCAGTGTAGATCGCACTGTTGGCTTTATCAAAGGCGGCTTGCCCGGTGACATTGGCACTGTTCGCTTTGGCAAATCCAGCATCAGCATTCGTGGTGGCAATGTTCGCTTGAGCATACGCGGCATTTGCTTGCTGTGATGCAAACGCATCGGCCGCAGAGAGGGTAATCGTTCCCTTACCATTAACAATCGTGACTCCTGTTCCTTGAGACAATGTACTGACATCAAATGTTCCTGAGACCGTATTGCCGATAAGTGTCTGCCCGTTCGCAGTTGCAGGAACAAACGAGACAACCCCTGTGGCTGCGTTATAGAAAACTGGATACGCATTGCTGATGTTCGCACGTATCTGCGCCGCAGTGTAGATCGCACTGTTGGCTTTATCGAATGCAGCCTGTCCTGTGACATTCGCGGTATTGGCTTTATCAAAGGCGGCTTGACCTGTCACGTTGGCGGTATTGGCTTTATCGAATGCAGCCTGTCCTGTCACGTTGGCGGTGTTGGCTTGATCGAATGCCCCATTTCCATGATCGCGGGCGAATTGGTCGATGCTCGATCCACCTGTTGCAGTAATGGTGACGGAGTTGGTGCTGATATCTGTTGTGAGTGCGATACCTGTTCCACCAACAAGGTTGACTACATCGTTTGCCATGTGAGCAATGACATTGCTTTGTCCTGCTACCGCGATTCTTCCAAAGGAGTTTCCGGCGGCCCCCCCGGTGGCAGCAATCGTAACCGAACCTTTATCGTTCGTGATAAGAATACCAGAACCTTGAGTGAGCGCATTGACATCAAACCCACCCGACACTGTATTCCCAATCAGCAATGACCCGTTCACAGTGATCGCGGTTTGACCTGTGCCTCCACGAGCAACCCCTAACGTGCCCGAAGTAATGGCAGCCGCGGAAATCGCTATCGCGGTGTTCGTGACAGAAGTAACGTGTCCCTTATCATCTACGACAACTTTTGGCACTGTCGCGGCATCGCCATATCCAGAGGCCGCGGCACCTGAAAGCGCATGGGAGATGACACCAGTTGTAGAATCATAATTGATCGGTGCGGTATTACCGATATTTGCACGTATTTGTGTGGCAGTGTAGATCGCACTATTGGCATTGCTGTAGGCAGCGTTGGCTTGAGCAAAGGCAGCATCAGCATTCGTGGTGGCAATGTTCGCTTGACTGTAGGCGGCCGCGGCGACTGTATTTGCAGTCGTGGCGAGTGTAAATCCCGCATTGGCTCTGTCAAACGCAGCCTGACCGGTAACATTCGCGGTATTGGCTTGGTTAAACGCAGCATTGGCCTGGGCCCTGGCAAATTCATCTGTGCTTGGAGGTAAGGCAATGGCCGTGTTTGCAACTGAAGTGATATGCCCCTTATCATCGACCGTGATGGTCGGAACAAAGGTCGTGTTGCCGTATGTGGTCGCTACAACACCTGAGAGGGCATGGCTGATGATACCAGTGGTCGCATCGTAGTTGATCGGCGCGGTGTTGCTGATGTTCGCCCGAATCTGGGCTGCGGTGTAGATTGCTGTATTCGCTGTATCAAAGGCGGCTTGACCTGTGACATTCGCAGTATTCGCTTGAGCATACGCGGCATTTGCCTGAGCACGAGCAAATTCATCGGTGCTAGGAGGGAGAGCTATTGCGGTATTGACCACCGAAGTGATATGCCCCTTATCATCTACCGTTATAGTAGGAACAAAGGTCGTATTGCCGTATGTGGTGGCCGCGACTCCTGAGAGTGCATGGGAAATGATGCCTGTAGAAGGGTCATAGTTGACCGGAGCCGTGTTAGAAATGTTCGCACGTATCTGCGATGCAGTATAGATGGCGGTATTGGCATTAGAATACGCGGAATTGGCATGATCAAACGCGGCTTGACCTGTGACATTGGCTGTATTTGCTTTAGTAAACGCTGTGTTAGCCTGATCCCTGGCAAACTGATCGGTCGCAGAACCACCTGTTGCCACGATGGTTAGGGTGCTAGTCACACTATTGGTGGTCAATAGGATGCCCGTACCCGCGGCAACGCGCAGTGTAGCGGTAGGAATGACTGCGGTAATATTGTTCTGGGTCGCTACGTTCACGACCCCAAAGGAATTACTGGACGACCCACCAGACACTTGGAGCCTTGGTGCTGTGACAACCTTCGTTGTTCCCCCCTTAACTTGTACGGTGATATTTGGGCTTGACACGTTTGTACTCTCCTATGTGTTTACGCGAACCGGATACCTGTCACAACTTGATTGCCGATGAATACGGAATTGCTACTTCCAGCACCGCCATTATACCCGCCAGTTACTACGACTTGTCCCTCATTGGATACGGACCCGGCGAGTTTGCTATTCAACTCTGGTAGTACGGGAAAATTTCGTACAGGTTCCCACACAATCACTGAACTGGTGTTGGAAAGAATTGTACCGACGAATGTGCGTTCGTACGGTGCCCCCACACCTCCCGCAACCAACAGGTGCTTGTCGAGAAGAGGCACGGCCATATGTTCGCTCTTTGCAACGGGCAAATAACTACCCTGATTCCAGGTAATCGCATTTCCGACAATGTTACCGATGTATACTCGATTGTAAATTGCACCTCCAGAATCACGGCCCCCAATCATCACCAGACGGTCCCCACCATTTCGTATGGTGGCAGTATGTTGATGCGTTTCAAAAGGAATCGTCGTTCCTGCCGCCCAAGTGATCGCGGTTCCCGAAATCGTTCCAAAATAGGCTAATTGATACGTCGAGACTCCTCCGAGGACCAAGATTCTACCATCAATCAAGAGCGATGTCGTATGCTGGGCCGTCGTACTGGGATATACAGTACCCGCCACCCAAGTGATCGCGGTTCCTGAAATCGTTCCGAAATACGCGGTATCAGTTAATCCACCTCCCCCATCCCGGCCTCCAAGAACAAGTACACGGCCGTCGGGAAGTACAACAGTTGTATGATGGTACCGTACCGCAGGAATTGCGGTACCTGCCACCCAGGTAATTGAGTTGCCTGCGAGTGTACCAAACCACACAGATGAGGAGACACTACCCGAACCTGAATTGATACCGCCGATGACGAGCAGGCGTCCATCAGAAAGGGTATTTTGTGTATGTTCTTCTAGGAGAGCAGGAAGATCGGTTGCGGGGAACCAACTTGGAATAATGGGTCCTATATCAGGAAGCCCGAATGTTGTGGTACCATCGCCATTTCCATATTTGACCTGGATTTCAGCAAATAAATCGGCATACGTGGTGCGAGAGACTGAGTGACCGTCAGTAGGTAAAAAGATTGTTGTTGGTATGGCGGTCTGTGCGAATTGTAAAATAGACCCTACAGGAACAACGCTGATCGAGTTGGCTAAATTAAAGGCGGTCTGGGCCGTGACATTGGCGGTATTGGCTTTATCGAATGCGGCTTGTCCTGTCACGTTGGCGGTATTCGCTTGATTGAAGGCGGCCTGAGCCGTGACATTGGCCGTGTTCGCTTTATCAAAGGCGGCTTGAGCCGTGACATTGGCTGTGTTGGCTTTTGAGAATGCCCCATTGG